GGACTGTAACACCCTGATTTGCGATTTGCTGGGAGATGCGAAAACAATATTGTGAATGTTTTTAATATTGATACCAGTAGAAAAGGTACCAAGACTAGCAATAACAATTGAATCAGTCTGAGTCTCAACGATGTTCCGAATCGCTTCACGGTCATTGGTCTTTGTTTCTCCTGACACATAGAACAGTTTTCTTCTTTCATCTATCTTATCCTCTACTAAATCTCTAAGTACCTTTCCATGTTTATCTACCAGATTGAATAGAACAAGTGTGTTTCCAGTAAGACTAAGAGCAAGATTGCTAATGAACCTATTACGCCCGGCGTGCGAAACAATAAAGTCAATCTCTTCTTGATAGGTCGCACCAATCAACTTCTCCCTGTTCTCTTTGCTATGTTTCAACAATATAATATCAATGTCTAAACTAGCCAGCTGTTTCTTTTCTTGGAGTACAGCCGTAGTAGTCACACGATGCACAGGACCAAACAACCCTTCTAGAACAAGCTTATGTACTTGTGTGCCATCTAACGTACCTGTTGTACCAAATCTATACTCAGCGTTATAGGCTTTGTTCATGATGGATGATAACGACTTAGATTTAAAACCATGCACTTCATCACCAAATATGCATCCAAACTCTTTGAACCACACAGGGTGAAGTTTATAGATTGACTGCCATGTTGTTATGATAACACGTTTATCTGTCTCTTTGTCTTTGCCACTGTAGATCTTGTGGCAGTTTTCTTCTACATTAAAACCATAGGCTTCAAAGTCAGCCCACATCTGTTCTACTAAAGATGTTGTCGGTACTATCACAAGCAGTTTCTTGTCGTGATTCTCCATGTACCACCGCATCAGCATATAGATGATAAGTGACTTGCCAGAGCCAGTGGGTGATATTAGAATAGATCTTTTGAATTTGATTGCATGACACATCGCATCATACTGGTAGTCACGAGGTGCAAATGGTAATCCGAGTGTGCCTACCCAACTCAGTGTCTTCATGTGATTGAGTTTGTTTATCTCATACGGCACACCATATGGTCCGTCTTCTACTTTAATACCGTAGCCACGTTCCATGCAAAACTTTTTGATTGCCCAGTATAGTCCAACGTTGATCTCACCATTGGTCCGATTCAGCATTCGGATCTTACCGTCCCACCGCCGAGCTTTCACAGCAGGCATGAACTTAGCTCCAGGCACCTCAAACGTAAAGTAATCATTTAGCTGAGATATGACGCCAGGTTCAGCGTCCGTTATCTGAAGCATCGCATGATCTTTCATTTTAAAATTAATCACTTCCATTGGAGTATCTATATAAATACTAAACATATACCTGGAGACTAGAATGAACGACTTTACTTGCGACACTAATTACTTGCAACCCACGGGATTCAAAGTAACCGTGTCTAAAAAGAATTATCCTTATCTGTCTTTCTTTGCTCAGTCTATCCAGCATCCGAGCCTAGAAATAAACTCTGTAAATATTGGATACAAACGAATGGCAGGTGTGCCGTTTATTGGCGATGCCGCTGAGTTTGGTTCGGTGACTATGGATATTCTTCTTGATGAGAATATGAAGGTGTATGGTGAAGTCTATAACTGGATGCAGCGTATGCTAGAGACAGAACATCGATTGAACACCGGTGTATTGTATGGCAATGGTGATCAAAAGCTAGCCGATTATAACGATATTCGTGTGAGTATTCTTAGTAGTGCTAATAATGGTACCAAAGAATTTCAGTATGTCAACGCCTTTCCTGTTACTCTAGGCGACATAGCGTTTTCAGCTACCAATGAAGAGACCTTTATTACCTGCCCTATGACATTCCAGTTTGACTATTTCGAATTTGTATGATATAATGGAAGTTCAATTTACAGGATTACATAATGAATCTAGAACAAGTGCTAGAAGAGTGGAAGAAAGACTGTCGCATTGATCCAAACACCTTGGACGAGTCGTCCAGAGTCACACCAGAGCTACATGCCAAGTATTTAGGGCTACACTCACGAGCTAAACTTAAGTTAAAAGATGCTGAGTTTAAGCAAAAAGATTTGCTTAAGTATAAATGGCTATGGTTTAACGGTAAGTTATCACAAGATGAAATCGAAACACGTGGCTGGGATCATGACCCTTTTAATGGATTGAAGATTCTTAAAGGTGACATGGAACAGTTCTTCGAAGCGGATTCTGATCTTGTTGCAAGTGAGGCTAGAATTCAATATCTAAAGACAGTAGTAGAAACCCTCCGAGAGATCGTAACCAACCTCAACTGGCGTCATCAGACGATCGGTAACATGATCCGCTACAAGCAATTCGAAGCTGGATTTTAAGCAAAAAAAAGGGACTCCGAAGAGTCCCTGTAAAATGACTAGTTTAACCTAGCTCTTTTTATTGTTACAGTCTTAAGCGAGGATATTGTCCACTCGGAAGATCCTGTAATATTGGTTAGTTCGAGCCGTAGCTAAACCTTCCAACTGTACGCCTTCAGCGTAAGGATTACTTACCATACCATAACGAGTCTTGAACCCGATACGTGGTTGGAAGTCATTCTCACCAACTGCACGTACCATCTGGAGAGGTACGTAAGGGCAGTAGAAAACACCAGCGTCATAAGGATTGGTGCCTTTGTAACCGACAGTTACATAGTCAGCAACCGCATATGGGTCGATGTAAACTTTAGTGCGACCGTTGAGAACACCAGCGAAGGTATTACCAGTGTCATCTACGTTCAAAGAAGTAGACAGAGCAGGTGCGTAATCAAGCATACCAGCAGCAACAAGGGCAGTAGCAACATCTGAAGAACAGATGATGAAGTTACCTTTACCACGACGAGTTTCTTTAGCGATAACGTTACATTCGCGCTCTAATTGTACTAACAAGCCTTTGAACTTCTCAACTGACCAACGACCATCAGCATCAGTTGCTAAGTCGAAGATACCGCGAGTTTGAATACCAGTCTGTTGAGCACCGATCTTAGCCTGTGAGTTGATTGTACGAATCACTTCACGGTTAATTTCAGCAAGGATCTCAGTAGACAGGATGTTAGCAAGTTCTGTTTCAGCGTCAAGACCGTGAATTGCTTTCAAGTCTTGTGCGAGTTCAAGCGTGTATTCCGCTTTCAATGCACGAGTCTTAGCAACAACGCTAGTCTTGTCAATGGTGAATCCCATTTCGTGGAAGTCATTTCCACCAGGAGTTCCCAATGCTTCAGCAGTAGCAGTGCTCATTCCACCGTTGACAGTAGGTACGAAAACGCTACCTGAGTCTTCGATGTTTGAGTCAGTTACGCCTGAAGACGTTCCAGCAACACCACCGACCAAGCCGTCAGCAGCGCCAACTAGACCAGAAGGACCACGACCACTGTGTTGACCATCTGCATCAGTTTGGCTGTCGCCAGAGTAAGCAGTTTGTGCTTCGTTAAAGAGTGCTTCAGTATTGACAGCACCAGCACCAGCATTAACAGTCTTATAACGTGAACGCATAGCGAAGATCAAGCCCGTAGGACCAGTCATAGGCTGTACACCACATACGTCATAAGCCATCAGGTTAGGCATTGCGCGACGAACTAGAGCGATAAGAATCGGATTCCAGTTAGTTGCAGCACCAGTACCAGCACCGCCAGCTTGTGTGTAGGAAGTTCCATCACCGGCAGCGTTGCCCGCAACTTCGTTAATCATGCCCTGTTCGAACATGGCTTTTTCTTGGTTTTCCAATACCGCAGCAGTTACGCTACGACGATGAGAATCAGCAATTTTGCCTGAACTCTCTTCGTTAAGTACTGGAGACCACTTTTCTACTAATCGATCATACGATTCCATTGTGATACCCCTTATTTATTAGATTTTTTGATTGCTGAAAGGTACTGAGACATTGCAGAATTAGTTTCTACAGTATCGTCTGACCAATCGTCAGTGGCTTCTTCAGAGATTTCTTGTGCAACTTCTTTCTTAAAGTAAGACTCTTTAACAGTCTTGACCTTAGCAGAGAAAGAGGCTTCATCTTCGAAGTCTAAAGATTCTACCAGAGATTTCAACTTTTCAACTTCAGTAGCGGCCAACTCACCAGCATGTTCGCTGATAATCTGTTCGCGCTGATAGCCTTCTAGCTGTTGTGACATTTCAATCACAGCACCAGTTTGTTCGTTAAGCTTGGCTTCAAGCTCTTGAACTGATTCTGCGAGTTCATCAACTAAGTCTACCTTGGACTCAGGAACATCGATATACGATTCTACGAACAGGTCTTTCAACGAGTTCATGAAACCTTCTGCGATCTCAGTCCGAAGACCAGTCTCTACAGCTACCTTGTTTTCTTCCATCCATTGTTCAACTACGTAGTTGAGATATGAATCAACCTTTTCAACTAGATCAGAACGAGTAGCTTCAAGTTCTTCGTCCAGTCGTGATTGATATTCATCTTCTAATCGGCCAACCTCTTCAGAGATTTTTGATTTGATAGCAGTTTCGAAAATAACAGCCGTTTTCGCTTTAAACTCATCTGACAAAGTGGCTTCGCTTTCTACTAAAGCATGAAGATCATCAGAGAAATCGTAAGTAGCTTCCACTACTTCGTCTTCTTCGGTGATTTCTTCGACTTCTAATGCGTCCAAAAGATCAGCAAGATCTTCCTTTTTCATAGATGCCATAGCTTTGTATCCAGCATTAACCATTGCTGCTTTAGACTTTGCGCCGTTACCCTGAGGTGCTGGCTCGTCTTTACCGTCTTTATCGCCTTTGCGCTTAGGCGCTTTTTTGATAGACGCACTAGTGCTGGCAACAGATGCTACACTTTGTGCTTCGGCATTCTTCATATCGTGACCTTCCTCGACTTGGTTGTCCTCATCGTGAAGTTCAACATTGTCTGTATTAGACATATTATGACTCCTTATTGGTTTGATTTGAGCAACGAGAGGAAATTTTTATACTCACGAACCTGCGTCTCATAAAGATGCTTTCTCGGAGCGACTTTAATTTCAGTCTCCATTTTTTCAATTACTTGAGCTTCTATAACGCCGTTATTC